TCGGTGACTCCAGAACCTCCGGTGTCGCCGATTCCCCACGGTCGACGCGTCCCCCAAGCACCCGCGTCGACCGCGGCGACACCGGAGCTTTCCTTCGACATCGCGCCGCTCATCGAAACGGCCGAGTCGTGCGCCGCGGATCTCGAGGCGTTCGTGCTGCGCCATTGCGAAACCGGACCGCGCGCGTCGTTGCGCAAGATCATCGAGCTCGCGTTCGAGACGCGCCGCGTCGCGACGCAGCTGCGCTATGGGAGCCCGGCATGAGCAATCTGATTTTTCTTCGCGCCCAAACCATCCATCGGGAAGGCCTGACTCGCGGCGTCACGTTCGTACCGACGCCAGGCGGTCTCCTTCAGCCCGGCGCTAGCGGATACATGATTCTTCCCGTGACGCACGACGGTTTCCTCGGCGCGTTCCAATGCGAGCGTGACTACGTTTTCGAGCTCAACGAAGAAGAGACGCATTACTTCCGGCGCCGCGGCGAGATCAAGTGACCGAGCTGCCGCCGTACATCGGTGAGCGCTATCGCGACACGTTGCACGAACTGCTGCGGCATCAACACGAGGACGAAGGCGATGGGCAAGAGGCAAAGGATCAAGACGGAAGCGCTGGAATTCGTGCCGGAGAACCGCAGCGCGGCCGATGAGGCGATCCGCGTGATCGGCGAGATGCAGCGCCAGCGCGACGAGCTGCGTACGCGGATGAACGAGGAGCTCGCCGCGGTCAAGGCGCGCTACGAGGCGGACGCGCAGCCGATCGCCGCGAGCATCAAGTCGCTCAGCGCCGGCGTGCAGGTGTGGGCCGAAGCGAACCGCGTCGACCTCACGAAGGACGGCAAGACGAAGACGGTGCGACTCGGCAACGGCGAGATCCGCTGGCGCATGCGCCCGCCGTCCGTGACGGTGCGCATGGCCGACGCGGCGATCGAGGCGCTGAAGAAGCTCGGCCTCGGCCGCTTCATCCGCACGAAGGAAGAGATCGACAAGGAAGCGATCCTGAAAGAGCCCGACGCCGTCGAAGGCGTGCGCGGCATTGTGGTCGGCCAGGGCGAGGACTTCGTCATCGTGCCGTTCGCGACCGAGCTCGAAGAGGTGGTGTGATGGCGAAGAAGAAGGAAACGATGCAGACATATATCGGGCAGCTGTTAAACGACGCGACGAGCTTCGCGCGGACGGCCTATCAGGACATCACGAATCGCGCGGATCGCGTCGACGCGCTGGACTCGATCATGCTCGCGAAGAAGAAGCTCGCGCAGGCCGAGGAAGCGATCAAGTCGACGATGGTTTTCAAATAGGAGTCGGTGCGATGTGCGAGAAACAGGGGGATGTGCGAACGGCAACCGAGGCAGCGATGCCGAAGCCTGTCGTCGACGGCCAATATCCGCTGATGAGCCAGCTCGCCATCATGCCGTGGAACGTCACGCAAGATGGTGTGAACAACGGATTTATCGAGCACGTGATGATCGTTCCACGCGCGCAGTGGGAAGCGGCGAAGGAAGGTCGCTGCGTCGTTTGCGGATGCACCGAATTGCGCGCGTGCGCCGGCGGGTGCGCATGGCGGGAGCCTGGTCTTTGTACGAGCTGCGCGCCGGATGAATTCCAGATCGATTTCGAAGATGCCTCAACGGAGCACGTCTGATGGCGCGCGAATTCACGGCCAAGCAGGCCGCGCGCCGCACGCGCGCCGGCATTCGCCGGCTGCGCACTGCGCTCGACGGCCTCCAGAACGACTGGGGCGATATCGACATGTGCATGCAGGGCGTTATCCAACGCGCTCAACAGGCCGTGAACGGAATTGCTGACGAGCTCGAAGATGAATTGAAAGACACGATCGAGACGGCATCATGAGAGCGCGCCGTTCCGACCAGCGCACGCGCGACCTCGCCGCGATCCATGTCGCCGCGAAGAAGCTGCGCCTCGATCGCGGCACCTACGAATCGATCCTGATGCGCGTCTCCGGCGTGCGCTCGTGCGCGGATCTCGACGCGGTCGGCCGCGCCAAGGTGCTCGACGAATTCCGCCGCCTCGGCGCGCCCGCGAACGCGCGCACGAAAGGCCGCCCGGCGAACACCGAGAACGAGCCGATGCTGCGCAAGATCGAGGCGCTGCTCGCCGAGATCTCGGCGCCGTGGAGCTACGCCGACGCGATCGCGAAGCAGATGTTCGGCATTCCGTTCGTCGCGTGGTGCCGCAACGGACGTCAGCTGCGCGCGATCATCGCCGCGCTCGACGCGCGCCGCCTGAAGCTGCGTGACATCAAGGAGGCCGCGTGCTCGAGCTGATCATCGCCGCCGCGAGCCTTTTCGGGTACGGCTTCTGGTTCGGCGTCTACTGCGGCCGGCGCCACGAGCGCACGCGCCGCATTGCGCTGTGGGCGCGCCGCCTCGCGCGCCGGCGCACGCTGCCGATGCAGCGGCCGAATCCGACGCTCGCCGCGATCGAGATCAACTTCGCCGGCCACGCGGTGCGTACCGACGTGTGCGTCGATACCGAGCTGCTCGAGCGCTTGGCGAATGGCATGGGCCGCTATACGACGAACCTGCCGTCGAGGGCGACGCAATGAGCGATCGGCGCGATCTCACGGAAGAGGAAATCGAATCCCGCAAGGCGGGCTGGCAGCGGCTATGGCGCAAACGGTTCCTCGACGAAGTGTGTCTCATGCCGCCGCACCATCAGGGCCGGATGAACGAGATGCTGAAGCGCGCGTTCTACGAGGGCACGAATTACGAGCGCCGCCGGCTCCTCGAGCCGATGCAGGTCGGAGGCATCGACTGATGCCGTGCTATCGCATGCGCATGCCGGACGGCGCAGTCGCGCTGATTCGCGGCAACTTCCGCAAGCCGTGCCATTGCGGCGCCGTCGCCGATTTCGAGTGCGACTACCCGGTCGGCGGCGGGCGCACGTGCGATGCGCGGCTGTGCGCCGATCACGCGGTCGTCGTCGGAAAGAACCGGCATCTCTGCCCGGCGCACGCGCGCGCGGCGGATCCGGCGGAATTCGCGCTACAGGGGCCATGATGAAAACCGAAGTCACGACCAAGGAGCTGCTCATCCTGCGTCACGCGCTCGGATTGTCCGATCGCGGCCGAGGAACCGTCTATCGCAATCATTTCGTTACGGGTCCGGGTAGCGACGACTACGACTCGTGCTGTTCACTCGTGGCTTGCGGCTTGATGCGGCGCTACGAGGGAACGCCGCTCAGCGGAGGAGATCCCATATTTTGCGTTACGGACATGGGACGTTCTCTAGCGAGGCAGCCTCATCGATGCGCGTGACCTGTCCAAGCTGCCAGGAGTCCTATCCGATCGACGCCGGCTTTTCCGACGACGACGGAAAGCGGCTCGCCGCGCTCTTCGCGGAACTGGATCCCGTGCTCGGCCGCGCCGCGATTTCGTATTTGCGCCTCTTCAAACCGCCGAAAACAGCGCTTCGAACGATGCGCGCGGTCAAGATCGTGCAGGATCTGCTCGATCTCGTGCGCGAGGGCACCGTCTGCCGCGACGAGCGCGGCGGCGTGCTCCGGCGCGCGACGCCGGCGCTCTGGGCGGCCGGCATCGAGCAGATGCTCGCCGCGCCCGGCAAGCTGACGCTGCCGCTCGCGAATCATCACTACCTGCGCGCGATCGTGTTCGGCCTCGCCGACGTCGCCGACGCGCAGGCTGAGCGCTCGAAGGAGAAGGCGCTGCGCGCCGGTCGGCGCCAGGAGGAAGCGCCGGCCGCTCCGCCGGCCGAGAAGCTCGCCGGTCGCCTCGCGCTCTTGCGCCAGCAGCGCACATTCCGGCTCATCAGCGAGGACGAATATCAGGCGAAGGTCGTCGAAGCGAACGCGGAGTTCTCGGGCTCATGAGCGCCGAAGATCTCTTCGCGTCCGATGTCGTCGATCCGCTCGACGTGATCGAGCGCGCGGGCTCCGCTGGCGTGACCGAGGACATGTGGCCGCCGCTCCTCTCCGGAATGCTGCGCGTGCTCGAGGCCGTGAACCGGCGCAAGGGCATGGATGAGAAAGCGGCGTTCGACCACGCCCGCGACGACGTCGTCGCGCTGTCCGAGTATTTCGGGGCGCGCATGGTCTATCTGCCAAAGGGCGAGCGCCTGCGCCTCGCGCTTCGCGACGCCGAGATCTGGCGTAGCTTCACGGGCCGCAACGCGCGCGATCTCGCCGAGAAATACCAGCTGAGCGAGCCGCACCTCTATCAGGTGTTGGCGCAGCAGCGGTCGCTGAATCTCAAGAGGTTTCAGGGGCGCTTGTTCGAGTAGTACACTTTTCGCCCCAAAAATCGGGGACAAACAGGGGAGTCCGACGAAGATGAAGATTCGGTTTCTTGCCGTAGTACTCGCCGCGCTTTGTGCGTCGGCCACCGTTCATGCCGAAGATCCGACGCCGGCAGCGCCGCCGCCGACGTCCGCGCCCGATGCGATGGCGCCAGTGCACCAATTCCTTGTCGATACAGAGTTGTCGGTGGTAACCGTGGAGGGAATCATCCGGCTCATTAACTCCGAGGTTCGTGCGAGGATGGATACGACCAAGGAGACGAACGATCTCAAGGAAGTGAACGAGAAAGGCGCGAGAGGCCTCAAGGCTGCGCTCGCCGCGTTCGAAGGGAACGATTCACTTCGCACGGCGCTGAAGGATGTGCGAGCTGCGCAGATCGCCATGATTTCTGGCTATTCACAGGAAACCCGAGCCGGGCTCGATACGGCGATCGGCAAGGCGAAGGTCGAGCTCGAATTGATCGAGTGACCGGCGTCGCGATGCGATAGGATCGGGCAGCAAAGGGGCGCTTCGGCGCCCTTTCTGTTTCTTGGATTAAGGCGCCTTAGTCCCACCGCAGCGTCCGGCTTCCTTAGCGTCTGGGCTTGTGATGCCCGCACCCCCTGTCGGGCGTCACACCTTCGGCGCCCGGGCGGGTCTTCTGTTTTTCTTCTTCCGCCCGGCGCCGCTTTTATGACGCGAGGGCGGGCGAATGGACTGGCTTTTTTCGTCGAGTTTTCTTCTGTGGGTCTACGTAACGCTGATCGCGGCGATCGCGATCAGCGTCTGGCTCGTTTCAGACACCGACCGGCGCGCACGCTTCATGG